AGGACAAGGTGGTCGTGGCGTCGGGCTACAACGGCATCCCCCAGGGGGTGGCTGATCTGCCTGAGCGCATGGAGCGTCCGGCTAAGTACCTCTGGACTGCCCACGCTGAGGAGAACGCGGTGGCCCTGGCGGCCCGCGTTGGGGCATCGCTGCGCGATGGCTCGGCCTACGTCACCCACCACCCGTGCAGCCGCTGCGCGCGGAGCCTGATCCAGGCCGGGATCAAGGTGGTCTACATCGGCGATGGCACCACGAGTATGCCCGCAGAGGAGTTCGACGTAGCCCGGATGATGTTTACAGAGGCGGGTGTGGAGCTGCTACACTTGCCTCCCGAACCAGACGAAGGCTGACCATGGCTACGACGCTCTCTCACTCGTTCTCATCCATCAAGATGTATGAGAACTGCCCCTTCCGGTACTACCACCAGCGTATCGCCAGGACGGTAACCGACCAGGGGGGTGAGGCGAGCGCCCATGGCGAGCGCATCCACAAGTACATCGAGGACCGGCTGAAGGGGACGCACACCCCCGGCGAGATCGCCGACATCGCTAACCTTGAGCCGGTCATCGCCAGTGTGGAGAAGCTGGCAGCGGGTGGTACGCTCGCCACTGAGCAGCAGTTGACACTTACGCAGGAACTGAAGCCCACCTCTTGGTTCGCCAAGGATGCGTGGCTCCGGTCCATCCTCGATGTCATGGTGGTGCAGGGTTCCAAGGCCGTGGTGCTGGACTGGAAGACCGGCAAGCGGCGGCCTGACTTTACGCAGTTGGAGCTGTTCGCTTTACAGGTGTTCGCGCATCAGCCGGACGTGCAGGAGGTCAGCACCGGGTTCATCTGGACCAAGGATCTGGCCTTCGACCGGGAGACCTACAAGCGCGCGGATGCACCCGCGCTATGGGCGAAGCTGCTGGAGCGCATCCACCGGATCGAGCAGTCCGTGGAGACCAACGTGTGGCCGATGAAGCCGAGCGGCCTGTGCCGCTTCTGCCCGTGCAACCACTTTTGTGATGCGGCCTGACTTGACATGAGCACGCCAGAAGGTAAAGTGAAGGCCAAGGTTGACAGGATGCTCAACCAGTTTGGGGTGTGGTTCTTCTCCCCCCAGGCTGGTCCTTATGGGCGGGCTGGCATCCCTGACAGGATCGCCTGTGTAGACGGGCGATTTGTCGGTATCGAGGTGAAGGCAGACGAAACCCGGAAGCCCACTAAGCTCCAGGTCCAGTGCATGGAAAAGATAGAGGCGTCAGGTGGAAAGTGCTTCGTCGTGTATGACGAGGCCACACTTGACAAAGCAAGAATGTACATTGCGGAGGTACTAGGTGTTAGTAGTCGAACAGGCAAAGGCCCTAGCCCTTAAACTGAACAACCCTGCCCGCGTTCTGGAGTCCGTCCCCACGGCGCGGATGCTGCGCCCGGATGTGCTGGTGCTGCCGCACCGGCTGGATGAGACCCAAGTCCTGCGGAACCTGGGCTTCGATGCACCCTCGCCGATCCTCCACTACTACGGCTGGCCGGGTCGCTTTAAGCCCTACGAACACCAGCGCCAGACGGCAGCCTTCCTGACGCTGCACAAGAAGGCCCTGGTGCTAAACGAGATCGGCACCGGCAAGTCCATGAGTGCGCTGTGGGCGGCTGACTACCTGCTCTCCACGCGCAAGGTATCGAAGGTGCTGATCCTCTCGCCCCTCTCCACGCTGGAGCGGGTGTGGAACGACGCCATCTTTATGAACTTCGTGGGCCGTCGCGCCGTGGTGCTGCACGGCACCGCAGAGAAGCGGAAGAAGCTGCTGAACAGCGACGCTGACTACTACATCATCAACCACGATGGCTTTGAGATCATCGCTGAGGAGGCCATCGGCAAGTTCGATCTGGTGATCGTCGATGAGGCGGCAGTGCTGCGCAACCCGGGCACGCGCCGGTTCAAGGTGATGCGCAAGTGGATGAGCCAGAACCCCGATGCACGGCTCTGGTTGATGACGGGCACACCGACGCCGAACGAACCGACTGATGCGTGGGCGCTAGCGAAGCTGGTGGATAGCCCGTTCTGCACATCAACCTACACGGCGTTCCGTGATCAGGTGATGATGAAGATCGGTCAGTACAAATGGCTGCCGCGCACAACCTCCATCGAGACTGTGCAGCACATCCTTCAGCCATCGGTGAGGTACACGCGCGACGAGTGCTTCGATCTGCCCGATACCGTGGTGCAGCATCGCCGCGTGGAGCTGACACCAGATCAGCGCAAGCACTATGATCGCATGATGCGCCACCTCGTCTCCGAGGTGCAGGGAAGTGAGGCAACGATCACGGCGGTGAACGAAGCCGTGAAGATGCAGAAGCTCGTACAGATCGCTTGCGGTGTCGCGTACGACGACGATGGCCGCAATGTGGAACTCGACTGCTCGCCGCGTGTAAGCCTCGTGTCGGAGATCATCGAGGAGGCTGGGCAGAAGGTTATCATCTTCGTACCGCTCACAGGCACACTGAACATGCTGGAGCGTGAGCTTGGTAAGAAGTGGTCAGTGGCGGTGGTGAACGGTGCAGTGAGCGCATCAGAGCGCAACACGATCTTTCGCAACTTCCAGGAGGCCAAGGACCCGCACGTGCTGATTGCCCATCCGGCTACGATGGCGCATGGCTTGACATTGACCGCTGCCAGTACTGTGATCTGGTACGGTCCGATCACCAGCAACGAGCAGTACGTGCAGGCGAACGGTCGCGTCGAACGCATCGGCAAGCGCCATGTGTCGAACGTGATCCACATCGAGGCGACAGACCTTGAGGCGCGGATCTATGACCGACTGAAGGGTAAGCAGAAGCTGCAAGGCTTGCTGCTCGACCTGATCCAACAACAAACGAGGTGAACAAATGCCTGAACTAAACGTGGATCAAGTGATCTCAGCGTACCTCAAGCTGAGGCACCAGAAGGATGCCGTGGAGAACGCGGCAAAGCAGGAGGTGCAGGTCATCAAGGATAAGATGGCCAAGCTGGAGTCGTGGCTGCTGTCGCAGGCCAACGAGCAGAGCGTCACTTCCTTCAAGACCAAGAGCGGCACGGCCTTCGTCACCACGACGGACTACGCGAACGTGGCTGACTGGGATGCGGTGCTCGCTTACGTGAAGGCGAACGAAGCCTTCGACATGCTGGAGCGGCGCGTCAGCAAGATCGCAGTGCGCGGCTACATCGAGAGCAAGGGCGCTGTGCCCGCTGGTGTGAACTACGGCACGAAGATCGAGATCAACGTGCGCAAGCCGACCGCCAGGGTGGATGACTGAGATGATCAAGGGGCTGGTAAGGAAGGTGGTCACCTGGGCGCTGAAGGATAAGTCCGCCGTGACGACCGAGTTTGGGGCACGCAATCTGACCGGCATGATCCGCGAGGGCAGCGTACCGGTGATAACAGTGTGGCCGATCTCCAACGGCTACCTGATTGTGAACGGTTATAACCCTATGATGATGAACGACCCCACGATCATCTACGTCAAGGATATCGCAGAGATTGGTGAGCAGATCGCCACCATGCAGGCGCGTGTTGCGATTGGGGTGCCGAGCACTGTGAAGCTCCGCCCTACCTTCAACATCGGCAGCCCGTGACTACCAACCCAGAGGAGAGAACTGTGAGCAACATCGTTCCCGCTAACATCAAGGTTCCGGCGCACCTCGCGGCGCGCGTCGGCAAGCCGTCTGCCCTGGCTCAGGCCATGGCCGGTGGCATCACTGGAGGCTCGGACTTCCCGCGCATCTCCATCAAGGGTGCGCGCTTCCGCATCGTTGAGGATGGCACCGAGACGGTGATCAACCAGACCAGCCTCGATGTGGTCGTGGTGGGCGCCAACCCGCGCCTGTCCAAGACGTGGTATGCCAAGGAGTGGAACAAGGATGCCGAGCCTTCGGCACCGGACTGCTACTCGCTCGATGGCGTCGGCCCGAACCCGGAGAGCACCAGCCCGCAGAGCGATCTGTGCGCGTCGTGCAAGTGGAATGCCTGGGGCTCCAAGGTGGCTCCGAACGGTCAGCAGCTGAAGGCGTGCTCCGACAAGAAGCGCCTCGCGGTGGTGGCTGCCGATGACGCCACGGGTCCGGTGTATCTGCTGGAGGTGACCCCGGCTGCGCTGAAGGGCCTGAACGCCTATCAGAAGGAACTGTCGGTGCGGGGCATCGCCCCTGAGATCGTGCGCACGCGCATCTCCTTCGACACCGATGCGTCCTTCCCGAAGCTGATCTTCAGCTTTGGTGGCTTCCTCGATGAGGCTGCCATGGAGGCCATCGACAGCCTGTCGGGTTCCGATCAGGTGGCCGAGATCACGGGTGAGAAGGCGCAGGCCGTGCCGGTGCAGCCCGCTCCGGTTGAGGCTCCGCGTCGTGCGCCGCTGAAGACGGTGGCTGCTCCTGCCCCGGCTCCGGTCGAGGAAGAGGAGGCTCCTGCTCCCGCCCCGGCTGCGCCGAAGCGTGGATTTGGTGCGGCGAAGGCAGCCCCGGCTGCTCCTGCCCCGGCTCCGGCTGCTGCTCCGAAGCCTGCGGCGAAGGCGGCTGCTGTGGCCCCGGCGGGTGCGTCGTCGCTGGCCGACGAGATCGCTGGCCTGCTCGACGAGGTGGGAGCCGATGACGCCTAAGGCCATCGACTTCAACAAGGTCGAAGCCCTCCGTCAGCACTTGATGCTGACGGCAGGGCAGCTGGCACAAATGCTTGGGGTCAGCCGCATGACTTACTACAACTGGTTGCGCGGCAAGCCCATCAGCAAGGCCAACGAGACCACCGCTCGTGCGGTGATCCGCAACCTGATCTTCCTCATGCACGCGCACCAGTGGCCTTCGGAGGAGATCACCAAGATGACTTCTAAGCAGAGGCACGAACGCCTGCTTGCTCTGCTCGCTGAGCGTTAATACACTTGGGTGGGGAGTTGCCTCCCCACCCACCATAAAACTAGGGTAGGGGAACCATGGACACGGCAGAGTTCCTTGGGCGGGTGATGCCGCCGCAGGGGTATTATTCCGTCATTACCATCCAGGGTAGTGCACCGCGTCAGCGGTTCGTCGATGACATCGAGACCCTGGCGGAAGTTGTGCTGCGCCTCAGCGCGCGTGGCGAGAACGTCTACTATGCCGTGTCGTCGTTCCGAGACAGCACGAGCCGCACGCAGAAGAACGTCCTACTCACCAAGGCGCTCTATCTCGACATCGACTGTGGCCCGGGTAAGCCCTTCGCCGACTGGAAGGAGGGGCTGCTGTGCCTACGTGACTTCATCGCTGGGAACGCGCTACCCAAGCCGACCATCGTATCATCAGGCAACGGCCTGCATGTGTACTGGATCTTGGATGAAGCCATCCCACCCGAGGACTGGCAGCCCATGGCTGACCGCCTCAAGGCTCTGATCCCGCGCGATCCCACCAGTGGCACGCCGATGTTCGATCCGGCGGTGCCTGCCGACAGTGCGCGTGTGCTGCGTGCTCCAGGCACGACGAACCCGAAGGGCAACAAGACCGTCCGAGTGCTGATCGAAGCACCAGAGGTGCCCGTCGCTGAGATGCGCCGCGTGCTGGGAAACCCCCAACCTCGCATAGTGCAGGCACAGAAGTCCAACGTGCTGGCATCGATGGCGGTGAAACAGGAGTTCCCGCCTTCCGACCCAGTGACCGTTGAGCGCAAGTGCGCGCAGGTTGGCTGGGCTGCGGGCCACCAAACCGAGGTGGAGGAGCCGTTCTGGTACGCCCTGCTGGGCATCGCAGCTTTCTGCCAGCAACCTGAGGAGACGGCGCTCGCATGGAGCGAGCAGCACCCGGGCTTCGACGAAGCCAAGACCCTCAACAAGCTGGCTCAGTGGCGCTCCAGGGCCACGGGTCCTACCACCTGCAAGAAGTTTGAAGAGCTGCGACCTGAGGGCTGCAAGAAGTGCCCGCTGAAGGACCGCATCTCCACACCGGCTGCGCTGGGCATCCAGTACCAAGAGGTCGCCATCGCAGAGGACGCGCCAGATGAGGGCGCTGAAGCCATCCCCATGCCTCATGGGTTCAAGCGGGCGGCGCAGGGCATCGTGCTCAGCCTGGACGGTACGGACATCCCCCTGTGCAGCTTCGACATCTATCCGCTGAGCTACGGGCGTGACGAGTCCCTGGGCTACGAGACCGTCCGCTACCGCTGGAAGCGTCCGCATGTGGGCTGGCAGACCCTGACCTTCCGGCAGGCGTACTTACCCGACAACGCAGCTCGGGAGTTTGCCAGCACCATCGCCGACCAGGGCATTGTCCTCACTACACGCAAGCAGACGGAGACATTTCAGCACATGCTGCGCTCCTACATGGAAGAGCTGCGCAAGCTCCGCAGCGTGACCAACCTCTACTCCACGATGGGGTGGAAGGAAGACAACACCCAGTTCCTCATCGGCGACACTCTCATTCGACAGAACGTCGGTGGCTCCGTGGTGCACGACGATGCCACCACGGCATCGGCCATCCAGCGTAACTCCGAGGCCATGTTCACCTCATCCGGGAGCGTGGAGGAGTGGGCATCGTTCACGGCGCTGTTGGAGAAGGCCAACATGCCGATCCATATGTTCGCCCTGTGCGTGTCGTTCTCAGCGCCCCTCTACCAGTTCTCCGGTCTCAAGGGCCTGACGATCAGCCTCTACGGGCAGACCGGTGCGGGCAAGACGCTGGCTCAGCTGTGGCAGCAGTCCATCTGGGGCGACCCAACCAAGCTCCACTTCACAGCGAAGTTCACTCAAAACGCCCTCTTCGCTCGCATGGGTCTCTACAACAACCTGCCGGTAACTATCGACGAGACCACCATGCTGCCGCCCAAGGAGGTGGGTGACTTCCTCTACTGGGTGACACAGGGCCGGGACAAAGCCCGCCTTACCCGCGCTGCTGAGGAGCGCGACCACAAGACCTGGGCGACAGTGGTCATCACATCGGCCAACCGGTCCATGGCCTCCATGCTGGCGGCAACGGGGATGGAGTCCGACGCGCAGATGGCGCGCCTCCTCGAAGTCACGATGAACCCCCACCCCCTCTTCGTCCGCAGCACCGATGCAGGCAAGCGGATCTACGACTTCATCACCAGCCACCACGGCACTGTCGGTCAGGCGTTCCTAGATGCACTGGTCGCCATGGGTGAGGCGGGTATCCGGGCTGCGCTGGCCCACCACCGGGAGCGGTTCTTCCAGAAGTACAACTGCGCCTTCACCGGCAATGAGCGGTTCTGGGAGCAGGGCATCGTCCTGGCCGACTTCGCTGGCGAGATGGCAGCATCGCTCGGCCTGATCCAATTCGACTACACCAAGGGCATCAAGGTCGTCCTCACGCAGATCGGTGCCATGCGGAAGGTTGTGCAGGAAAACAGCCTGGATACTTTCGACCTCATCGCCGAGTACCTCAACGTCCATGCGGGCCAGACCCTCCAGGTGGTCCACAACGGCAACCCGAAGCCCTTCATCGACGAGAGCCGCCTGCCACGCGGCGAGGTGCATGTGCGCTACGATCTCTACGGGCCGAAGGGTTCCATCGCTGGCCCCTTCGATGGCGGCACCGTCACGCTGGATCGGCGGCACTTCAAGCAGTGGGTGGCGAACAGAGGCGCTGACTACCGCACCATCGTGCGCGACATCACCGATCAGGGCGTGAACGTCACGCCCACCAGCGAGAAGGCGTATCTGGGCAAGGACTCGCCCATCAAGATCGGCCAGCAGTACGTACTGTCGATCAACCTCAAGCACGCCCGGCTTGAGGGCATCCTGCGCGACGTGGATATCGCCACGACCAACGCTGCCCTCGACACCGTGCCAAAGGTGGTACCGCTGCGGAAACCCTGACCTATTCGGTCAGGGCGTCCATCAGCTGGCGGATGTCGTCCTGAGCACC